CTGCTCTAAGATATGTTGATGACAAGGATGACAGGGTATGCAGCGATTCATCAAACGCTTAATGGCATCAAGGCTCAGGTCTATCAGGTGCAAAATGAAACATTTGGATATTAGTAAATGGCAGAAATAACGCAAGATATGACACTAGGGCAGGCTTTAGAGTTTGCTGAAGCTAGAGCAATTGAAGCTAATGAAAAAAACGCTGCTAAAAATATAAAAGGTCTTAAAAATTCTATAGCTAAAGGTAATCTAGGTGAGACTATAAGTTTAGACAGTCCTTATCTTTCAACTGTAAAAAGTAAAGATTATCTAACAAACATACAAGCAGGTAAGGGCAAAATAAAAACTGACTTTTATGTTAAAGCTCAAGCGTTAGAGAAATATACTAATCAAGGTTTGGTTGAATCTGGCTTAACTGACTTAACTACTAATGTTACTGGTGCAACAGGACTAGCAAAAGACGTTGGTGCAAAAGGTCAGCTTCGTGGCGAACAATCTATGAGAGGTATGATACCTTTTGAAGAAATAGATAAAATTTACAGTCAAGGCTTTAGTGAAATGAAAGGTGACAAAGCTGTAAGTGAAGCCACTAAAGATTTCTTAATATACCATAGATACACAAGTCACAGAGTTGGAACAATATTAAAAGATACAGATGATTATAAGTCACTTAGATTATCTGACATATCCGTAATTACAAATAAGGATGGTAATACTTCAGTATCCATAAAAGGTGAAGTAAGAGGTAAAAAGAAAAGATATGCTACAACTTATACTGGATCGTTCGCTGAATTTCTAAAGGGCGTATATGATAAAGCTAAAACAGCAAATCCAAATATGTCTAACACAGATATAAAGTTGTTTGGTACAAGTCAATCCAAAGTAGATAAAGCTTGGAAGAAATATCTACTACCTAAATTTTTAGATCAACATGAAATATCTTTACCTGTAGATAGAAATGGTAAAATTACTACAGGTTTAACAGAGATAATAAGATCAGCAAATATTGAAGCACTTGAAAGTGATTTAGGACTAGCAAGTAATCTTGGTGATGATTTTATGGGTCACACAGCACAAGGTACAAAAGCAAAGTCATATAAAGTAAACACACCAGAGTCAAAAGCTATTGGTAATATTACAGAAAATATGGTAAAAGCTTCTGCTTTCAATTTGAATACGGGAACAGTCAATAATTTATTTTCAAAGTACGGATTAAATGCACCGTCACTTGACGTGGCGAATGATAATGTAAAAGTATATGATGGTCACAAGTCTAATTTTAAATTTAATGCAGATGCACTAAAAGAGATTGTTGCACCTAGACCTGCTACAGTAGAAGAAATAAACTTAGCGAAAGAGATAGCGATAACAGGTTCTAAACAAGAACAAGTTAAACAGACAGACCTAGATATAGAAAGACTAGGTAAGGAACAAACAAAGTTAACTTTACAAAGTCAGGTTGCTGATTTAACTAACGACCAAACTATTAAAAAAATAAAACAACAAGATAAAGATAAAGAAGCAAGAAAACAAATAAAAGCTGAAAACGAAATTCTAAACAAACAAGAAGCCTATAAGAACATATCTCCTGAAGGTATAGAAACGTTAAAGGCTCAAGGTCTTTGGGATGACATAGTCGCTGGTGCTACTAAAGCAGCCAAATCTTTAAAAGGACCGTTACAATTTGCTGCAGGTCCCGTTCTTGCTGCTACGTTTTTTCCTAAAGAGTCAGGGGCTGCAGAAAAGAGATATGCTGAAGCTGATCCTAATTCTATTCGTGGCTTTATTAACAGAGCAGGCGGCCCTAAAGGCAATATAGTAAGATCAATTGCAGAAACTGGGGAAGCTCTTACAACATCAATAGCTAAAGGATTTGATCCGGGAGTGGAACTTGGATTGGATTTAGCTGGAGTAGCATCAAGAGATACACTAGAAAGTGTACAGCAGTATAGAGACACAGATGTAAGAAAAGGCAAGCGACCATTAGATGTGCCTTCTTACAAAGAAAAAGTTGATGCCCGTTTACTAAATAAACAAAACGCTAATTCTATGGGGTTAGAAACTTCTCTACAAGATATGGGAAAAGTTCAACCTATGAATAATGCTATGGATCAAGACCAGAGCAATCTACTAAGAAAGAAAGTCCCTGAACAACAGGGATTTATATAAACGGTATAGGAGATAAAAATGCCAAATAATAATTACAATTATGGTGCTTCATACATAATGAACTCATCTAACACTTCAGTTGATGACCCTATGGGATCAAATCAATTAACTCGTGAAGGTAAGGACTTTGATATGTCTAACAACGGTAACAATGAGTTACAAGTTGATATGCCAAAGAAACAATCCAAACCAACAGTAGAAGCATCTCTGTTTAAGATGGCTGAAGAAAGAGACTACTAAAAATAAGGATTACACATGGCTGATAATTTCCTTGAACCAGAAGACGATACTGCTATACCTATACAAAACCCAGCAGAACAAATGCCGGGACTTGCAGGGTATATAAGAAAAAAGTTTGATGATTCTGAAAATGGAAGACGTACTCACGAACACAGGTGGCTACAAGCTTACAAAAACTTCAGAGGTATCTACGATTCTACTACGCAGTACAGAGATTCTGAAAGATCAAAAGTCTTTATAAAGATAACTAAAACAAAAGTTCTTGCTGCTTATGGGCAGATAGTTGACATATTGTTTGCTAACAAGAAGTTCCCTTTAGTTGTTGAACCTACCCCAATGCCAGAAGGTATTGAAGAGTTTGCACATCAAAAGACTCCCCTTGATCAAATGTCTGATCCGTATGGTTTTGAAGGAGATGGTCAACAGCTTGCTCCGGGTGCTTTATCTGTAGGACAACCACACAAGTTAGGTTCATATGATAAAGAACTACCTAATGTTTTAGCAGCAGGACCTTCCAAAATGGGAGAGCCTCAAGTTAAGCCTGCTCAAAAAATGGCATTGCGTATGGAGAAATGTATTCACGATCAATTGTTGGATACCAATGCTGTAAATGTATTCCGTACAGCTATCTTTGAATCAGCTCTACTTGGCACAGGTATTGTAAAAGGACCTTTTAACTTTTACAAGAGAGTACACAAGTGGGAAAAAGATGAAGAAGGAAACAGAAAGTATACTCCGTACGAAAAAATTGTACCTCGTATAGAGTCAGTTTCTGTTTGGGATTTTCACCCTGATCCATCTGCCACTAGTATTGAAGACTGTGAGTATGTTATACAAAGACACCGTATGAGCAGACAGCAACTACGATCTCTTGTTATGCGACCTCATTTTGATTCTGTAGCAATAGAAGAGTGTTTAGCAGAAGGTCCTAACTACGAAGATAAATATTACGAAGATACTATTAGAGAAGACGAGACTGAGCCTTACTACCAAGAAAACAGATTTGAAGTTCTTGAGTATTGGGGAGTCATTGACAAAAAATATGCTGACGAAGTTGGCATGGAGGGTGTCAATGAGATGTCAGAGTTTGATCAAATACAAGTAAACGTATGGGTGTGTGGCAACATGATACTTAGATGTGTAGCTAATCCTTTTACTCCTGCTAGAATACCATATCAAGCATTTCCGTTTGAAATTAACCCTTATCAGTTGTGGGGTGTTGGCGTTGCAGAAAATATGGAAGATGCACAACTACTTATGAATGGTCATGTAAGAATGGCTATTGATAACTTAGCACTTGCAGGTAACCTTGTGTTTGATGTAGACGAAGCTAGTCTAGTTCCCGGACAGAACATGGATATATTTCCCGGAAAGATATTTCGTAGACAGTCTGGCGTTAGTGGCACTGCAATCAACGGTCTTAAGTTTCCAAATACTGCAGGTGAAAACATACAGATGTATCAAATATCACGCCAACTTGCAGATGAAGAAACTGGCATACCATCTATTTTACACGGTCAAACTGGTGTAACAGGAACTGGCAGAACAGCTTCAGGTCTATCTATGTTAATGGGTTCTGCAGGTCTTGCTATGAAAACAGTTATAAAAAACATCGATGATAATTTACTTAAACCACTTGGAGAAGCATACTTTCAATGGAACATGCAGTTTAATGATGACGTTGAAGATATCGAAGGTGATCTTGAAATTAAACCTCGTGGGGTTGCAGCAGTTATGCAAAAAGAAGTACGTAGTCAAAGACTGACATCTTTGCTTCAGACAGTAGCCAACCCTATGCTTGCACCTTTTATAAAGATACCTAATCTTATGAGAGAATTAGCAATTGCACAAGACATAGACCCTGATAGTTTAGTCAACGATGCAAACGAAGCTCAAATATACGCAGAGATGTTGAAAGGAATGATGGCAGATGCTCAACAAGGAACAGGCGAGGGTGCTGGCCCCAATAGTCAACAGCAAGGAATGGGTCAACCTAGTGGAGTACCTCAACGACCTGAGGGAACTGACAATCAAGGGAATGGTAATGGCACAATCGGAATCGGAGCTACGCCAACTGCAGGGGAAGCTGGCTTTACTGGAAATGCTCCTCAATTTGAAGAATAATCACGAGAAGGTAATTAAAAATGGCTGAAGAAGTACAAAGTGGATATGTTCCCGGAAGAGCCTTATCTCAAGATGCGTATGGGAATAGTTTTGTTGATTTTTATAAAGACTACATAGGGTCAACGGGTATCAAGTCTACTGTTCCTGTAGATGAGGAAGACGATGAGGATAAAGATAAGTATGTAGCTCCTAACATAATGAATGTAGGAGGAGGAGATGGTGATCAGCAACTAAATTTATTATCCTCTACATTTTCAAATAGTAATTTAAGTGATGGTCAGACTTACTATGATTCCAAAGTATCAACTGTTGATCTACAAAGTATGGACTTAAGTGCTAAGTCTTGGGATGATTACAAAAAAGGTCAAGGGCGTGCTGACAAGTCAGACTTTAAAAGAAATGCTACAATAACTGGAGGTGGTTTAGCTACATTTGGTTTCTCGGGAGCTATGCTTGGTGGTGCGTTGTTAGGTAAAAAAGAATCTACCCCGTGGGGTTCTGAAAATTTAGGTGCAGGCATGTTTAATGCAATTGGAAACATGGCAGCATCAGCAAAATATGAAGCACTTAAGGAAATACAAACTTTAGCTGCAACAGAAGATTACGAATTTACAGATGTAGACGGCACTACCTATACTAAAGGTGATGGTGGGTATGCCATAAACGTCGATGGTACTGTGCTAGTAAGAAGTCCGGGAAGCAATCAATACATAGGTACTTTACCTAGTGGTATGACTAACCAACAAGTCTTAAGCTTAGAAGCAATACAAAGTGGTTTTCTTCCACCAAGACAAGGTACATACACCAACGGGGGAATAAGTAACGAAGAAGGATTTGGTATATCTGGCTTAGGTGGATACACATCTACTGGATCGTTTGTAGATGCCAACGGTAACACAGCGGCATACGGGTCAATGGCAGCTTTGGAGTCTCTTGCAAAAACAGATTTTGGAGGAAGTGTAAAAAAAGCCGAGCAGTGGCTATCTGAGGTAAGAAAAGATAGAAGTATATTTGACTTTAGTCCTCACATGAGTGTTAAAGAAGCACAAGCAATTAAAGACAGAATAAATGGAACAAGTTCTTCTGACGTAGTTACACCCACTGTAACTAGTACAAAAACAAGCACTACACTACCTGATACTGTATATGATATTGATACTACATTTAAAGGTTCTACTCCCAATTACATGGATTTTGGTGGCCCTAAAAATTACCAAGATTTTGGCACTCCTAATAGGTTTAGTCCAGATTCATATGATCCTGAAGAAGAAAATCCAAACTATAACCCAAGTGTTCCTAGTTCATATAACCCTCCAGAAGAAGACCCAGATTACAATCCTAATGTTCCAACTAGAGCAGGCACAGTAAGAGATTTTACTGATGTTATGTCAAGAGCTGCAAGAAATGCAACAAGAGATATGGCAGATCAAAGAGCTTCATCAGCAGACACTATGGGCAGTGGTACGGAAAACAATGAGTCAGATGGAGTTGGTTCAAGTGGTAACTTAGGTGGAGCTTCTGGGGTTGGTGCTTCTACAGGAGCAGGCTCAACATCTGGAATAGATGGGATAGAGCAAGCAGCTGTACAACAAGCAGCAGACAGTTCAGGAGCAGGCAGTGAAAGTGACAAGATAGTTTGCACAGCCATGAACAACGCATACGGTTTTGGATCATTTAGACAAACAATATGGCTAAAGCACAGTCGCAACTTAGACCCTGCTTATCAAACTGGATACCACAGATTATTTAGACCTTTAATTAAATACGCATATACTGAAGATAGCCTACCTAATAGAATAGTAAAGAAATGGCTAGAGGGCGTTGCAAAAAGACGTACTGCTGACATTTGGTTACAACAACGAGGTAACAAGAGACATCTAGGTGGTAGAATTGAAAGAGCAATATTAGAACCAATCTGTTACATTGTAGGAAAACTATGAACCCTAAAGATATTGAAAACCTAATAAAACAACGCTATGGTAAAATGTCAGAGGATGATAAAGAGATTATCAGAGATATGTTTTATAGTGACACAGCAGGACCTGTTCTCCGTAGATTCATGGGAGGATCAATAGCCAACACTTTTAAACTTCGTAAACCTAAAAAAATGGCTGTAGGTGAGCAAGTAATGCAAGAACCTACTATGGTACAAACTCCGGGATACATCGGGGGTCACAATCCTCAAGCTACTCCTCAACAGACAATAGCCGACGATAAGCCAATGGATGCTAAAGATGGTGATTACATCATCAATGCTGCGGCTGCCGAGTATGCAGGTAAACAAGACATACAGAGAATGATTAACAGTGCTGTATCCAGCTTGCAAGAAAAAGGAGTTGACTTACGCTTCGGAAATCCTACAATTAGTACAAGAGATAATGTTAAGTTACTTGTTTCTCAGAATGAAGTTTTTATACCAAAAGAATTAGCAAAAGAAATAGGATATGATCGATTAGGTAAAATAAACAATCGTGGTAAAAAACGAACACAACAAATACAAGAGCAAGTAGCTGAAAAAGAAAACAACCCGACAGGTGCTGTGAGAGCTGCAGAAGGTGTTAAAGTTCAAAAACAAGCAGGCGTGGTTGAAGATTCTAAAAAGTTTATTCAAGACAAAGTTTTACCGTTGTTTGGTATAGGTGGGCAAGGTGATCTACCATCAGAAAAATACACACCCAGAGCTACAAAGCCAAAGCCTGAAGTACAAGAAGGATTTGTACAGCCACCAAAACTTCCTGTAGATTTAGCAAAGACCCGTGCAGAAAAACGTAAGTTCTTTGATCTTGTAAAAGGTGCAGTAAATATGCAAGAAGGTGGTGTAAAAACTACAGCATACATTCCGATGGATGGAAACGTACCTGCAGGTAAAAGTGGAGTTACAATAGGAAGAGGTGTTGATTTAGGGCAACACACTGCAAAACAATTAAGAGACATGGGGGTTAACGAAGATTTAATTACAAAATTCAAACCCTTTTTAGGTAAGAAAAAACTTGATGCTTTAAAAGCGTGGGAAAAATCAGGCAAAAAATTAAATATTAATGCAGAAGATGCTGAGTATATAAGTGACATGATGCTGTATTCTAAAATGGAAGAATTTAGTAAACAAAAAAGGTATAGCAATTTACAAAACATATCCAACCCAAGAATTAAAGCAGTATTAGTTGCTGAGCATTTTGGAGGTAGACTTGGAAGAAATGTATATGAATCGTTTAGAAATGCTATGTCTAAACCTAACGCAAATTTAGCACAAGCTTACCAAACACACGTACACAAAAATCCTAAGTTTGGTAAAAAAAGTAGTTACATGAAAAATGCAGCAGACAACTTAATGACTTGGTATAATAAAGTTCTGGGAGTAGATATAAAAAGTGTTGATCCCAAAGAAATACAAATTAAAAAATTAGAAACCTTACCTAAAATTAAAAAAAGACCTTCTAATATTACACCAAAAAAACAGATTGTACCAGAAACTAGACCTTTTGATACCTTAGATCAATATGGCAATCCTAGAGAGTCTTCTAGTTTCATGGGATAAATTAGTCAGCTACCCAGTAATATCTGGCCCTGACATCCGAAGCAGCTACCCACAGCCATGTGGCACTGCAATAAATGAGGTAATAACAATGGCAAAACAAATAAAAGGTGCGAGAGCAAACAAACCAAATGACTCCTTTGGAGTAACTAATAATCCAAGTCTTTACAAAAATAAATATCGTGAAGAGGTGGATAGAGAAGACGAAGATGAGATTGAAGAAACAATGGAGACTCAAGACCCCACTGAAGAAGTGGCTACTCAAGAAGAACCTAATAGTTTCGCAGAAGCAAAAGAAGATCACGATTATAAAAAACGTTATGATGATTTAAAAAAGCATTATGATTCTAAAGTAAATGAGTTTAAAGATGAACGTGAACAACTAGCGAGTGAACTTAAATCAGTTAAAGCACGAGTCCAACAGATGCCACGAGGAACAACCCCCCCAAAGACCTTAGAGGAACTTGAGGAGTTTAAGGAACGTTATCCTGATGTTTTTGAAGTGGTAGAAACTGTAGCAGGAGTGCAGACTGAAGCTAAAGTGGCTCAATTGCGAGAAGAAATAGCATCCGTCAAAGAAAGAGAGAAATCTCTTAAAAAGGAAAAAGCGTATGAAGAACTTACTCATACACATCCTGATTTTGGTGAGTTAAAATCTGATGATAAATTTCTTCAGTGGCTCGATGAACAGCCTGAACAAATTAGCAATGGTATTTATAAAAACAATACTGACGCTAGATGGGCAAGCAAAGTCGTATCCCTTTATAAAGCAGAGATGGGCATATCTACTACAAAATCTACTACTAAATCTAGCAGAAACGATGCAGCAGCTACGGTTACTAAGACTCAACCAAAAGAAGTTGCAACATCGGATCAAAAAGGAAAGATTTGGAAGATGTCCGACATCGCCAGACTGAAATCGTGGGAGTTTGAGAAACTTGAAAAAGAAATCGATCAAGCACGAGCAGAAGGGCGAATAACCCAATAACTAACCTCAAATAGAGGAAGGAAAAGAAAATGGCTTTTGATACAGCTGCAGGGTATGCTAACTTACCGTCAGGTAACTTTGCTCCCTCAATTTTTAGCCAAAAAGTTCTTAAGTTCTTCCGTAGAGCT